TTATCGCTTGCCAGGGCGGCGTTGCTGAGTGATTCAGCAGCCCGCCTTTTTTCGTTGCTTAAACTTCCGATAGGACATAGTAAGATTTATTTACATCTTACCACAGCCGGGCCACGACGGGGCGTCTTGTTTCCCCGACCCCCTTCTAATTTCCTTCCAAAATTTTGTGACTTTGTAACAGAGAGTTTGAAAAAGAAGAAAAAGGCTATAAATCAGAGATTTGCGCTGTCACAAAGTTGTCACAAAGTTGCGTTGCAAACTGTCACAAAAAAAATCGGGTTTGTGACAAGGCCTCTTCCGAGGAGTGTCTGAGGCCTTTGTTGCACTTTTGATTTTGGCCAAAATTTTCCGCAACAGACTATTGTGACAATAAAAGCTTTTGATAATCACACGGTTACAAATTTTGTCACAAATGAAACGTTGTCACAAAATTATTTCACGAAATCAGCGGAAGCCAGAGTCAGCAGAGAGAAAAGAAGAGGACGCAGACTTGCAATCCGTGATATTATGTTTACATTATGCGGAAATGTAGCCCTATTTTCAATCTAATATTTGAAAATATCCCATTAATTTCCTACCTTTGTGAGAAATTTATATAAAACTAAAGAGTATATGGGCAAATTCGTCTTCTACCTAAAGGTCAAGCCGTTCATCAAGCAATGGCTGACTCATCATTACGGCAATCCGGTCACCTTTCCTTCTCGCAGTGCAGAGAACGCCTGCATCCGCCGCTTCGTCGGGCTGCGTCCCAAGGACTGGCTGCCTCAGAAGCCTGAGGAAGACACGGTGCCCGTCGCCATACCCTATGACAAAAAGAAGAACTGGCTTTACTATAACTATATGTCGAAGTCGGCCTGCCGTGCCCTGGATGAAATCATCGAGGACACCTTCAAGATGCAGTTCTGGAACGAGATGAACGAAATGACGCGCTGCGGATGCACACTGCTCAACTGCGTCAGGTCGTGGTGTGAGAACAACGGCATCTCGACCGAATATGACTATACGCTGAAGATGCGCTACCAGCGCATGCGCGATGCTCATCTCGAACACGGCGTTGATCTTCGGAAGAGGGTGAAGGGTACAAACAAGAAAATCTGAGTTTTTTTTCAAAAAATCGCGTCTACTATAACCTCCGATTTGTTCGCCACCGTGCGATTGCCAAACTAAACATAAACAAGATATGAACACGCTGAAAATTATCCGCAAGGTTGAACGAGCATTGTGCTCGGATCTCAACGGGATGCAAAGAACCTCGTTCGACACCGTTAAACTTCCCGATGGTATTCAATGGGAGGAAATTGCCGTCAGACCATATTCAACATTATCAATTGCTGAAAAAGTGGATGATAAGGTATTAATGAGAACGGCTACGGTTAAATTCTATACCTGTCAGGAACTCGGACTTAGAAAAAACTATGTTTACCGTCTGACCCTCATTGGCGGCAGGCAATTGCTCGTTGGATCAAATAAAAGACCGTTTCCAATTTTGACAACAGTAGAGTCTATGCCCGAGAAACCGACGGACAATTCTTGGACTGAGGCCTCAATTACCTACACTACGCCATTGTCTATACCGCAAATAGGCTAATGCAAAGTGTTTTTACTCACATCTTTTATATATTAACTTTGCGGAAAAAGAACAGATAATGGAATATAAGATAACGATAACGGGCACTATAGGCTGTTGGTGGAACTCCGCTTCCTTCGACTATGTGCAATATGTCCTTAACCAGAACAAGGGCAAGGAGGTGCATGTCGGCTTCAGCTCCTATGGCGGCTATGTCAAGGACGGATTGGAACTCTACCAGGCGTTCCGAAATCATGGCAATGTCCACGCTCATGCCTTTGGCATGAACGCTTCCATTTCTACCATTGCCATGTTGGGCTGCAAGACTATCGACATCGTCAAAGGTTCTTTCTTCCTTATCCACAATACGAGCACGATGATTGACACCTACTCGCAGAAGAATAAGGATGATCTTGATGCCTACATCAAGAACCTCACGAAGCAGAAAGATGATCTTGCCACCTTTGACGACGTTCTGGCACAGATGTACGCTGACAAGACCGGCAAGACAAAAGAAGAGTGCGCAGCTCAGATGAACAAAGGTAACTGGATGTCGGCTCAGGAAGCAGTTGACTTCGGTCTTGTGGATTCCATATACGAAGACGACAAGGACGAAAAGGCGACGGTTGAAATCACCAACCTTTTCATGAATAACTATAAAAACAACAAGGAGGCAGGCATACCGCCATTGCCGAAGCCACAGCAGCCGATGGCAGCAGTGGCTGACAGCGAAGGCAATCCAACTCCGACCTTCCTGCAGAAGACGTTGCAGGGAATCAAGAACCTGCTCCATAAATCTAACGTCGAGGATAACCAACAACAGATGAGTAAAACTAAAGAAAATGCGGCACTGCTTGCCGCTCTTGCCGTTGACTCTCTGCCTAACGATGACAAAGGGCAGTACATCCTGACTGCTGAGCAAACCGAGAAGCTCAATGAGATGCTTGGCAAGCCAAAGGATGAGCATAAGGATGACAGCCCCGCTCCTAAGGCTCCTAAAGACCAGCCCAAGGATGAAGTGTCAGAGCTGAAGGCCGAGCTGCAAAAGGCAAAGAATGACATCGCCGCAAAGGACGAGCAGATTAAGAACCTCCAGAAGAACCCTTCGCCGGAGGACAAAACAAACGATAACCCTGCTGATGGCCAGGCTGCTTTCACGGCTTTTGACCTTGCAGAATCACTTAAAGACCTCTAAAAATGGCAGACACATCAACAAATGTATTGAAGGTGGGCAACATCACCTTCACTCCGGAGCAGCTCAGTAAGACTTTCATCACTTACCGTGAGCAGCTTATCGTTCAGCCGATGCTTGCCATGGACAAACTGCTGAAGCATTGTTCTGTACGCACAGGCATACGCTATAAGGAAGTGATTCCGGAAATGTCGGGTAACTTCGAGATGGGTAACTACAAGAAAGACAAACAGCACGATGCCGATGTAAACATCGACGGTCGCACACTGGAGACTTTCTTCGGTAACTGCATCGAGACTATTGACCCTAACGCCATCTACCAAAGCATCTGGGGTAGCAACATCACCAAGGGCGAGGGTCTTAAGAACGTGCCTATCGTTGTGCAGATTTGCGCATTCATCATGAAGAAGCTCGGTGAGCGTCTCTTCTTCAATGCGTTCACTGCCAAACACGATGGCACTGTCTTCGATAAGACGGCAGCTTTCTTTAATGGCTTCAAAACCATCATTGACAACGACATTGCCGGTACCAACGAGAATAAGAAAGTTTATATCTCTGAGGACCGGGGCAACCTTGTTTATTTTACAGACTCTATCGGAAGGGACAACGCCGAGGATGCGCTGAAGGACTTCTACTTCAACGAGAAGCTCAATGACAACCTCCGTGGGCAGGATCTGAAGATGTTCATCAGTGATATGACCTATCACTACTACACAGAAGCTTATCAGACACGCCACGGGGCTCTGCCTTACAACCAAAGCTATGATAAGCTTACGCTCGAAGGTGCTTCTAACGTAGAGCTGGTGCCCCTGCCAAACGTTCCCAAGGACTTCATGCTGCTCACACCGAAGAAGAATATTCTTCTCCTGTACAACCAGAAGTTAGACGAAGAGACATACACCGTCGAGAAGTCTCTTAAGAACCACTACGATGTTGACTTTATCGCCAACATGTTCTTCGGAACCCAGTTCGAGAGTGTGTCGCCTGAGGTCTTCGCAGTGGCAGAGAAGAAGCCGACTGTCTAAAGTATAACGATGACCGCCGCTCATGGGCGACGGTCATCACATCATTTAACGATTTAAAGAACTTAAAGATATGGCAAAATGCACTAAAAATCCATCCGTCTATGCAGATTTGGAGAAATGCCCAGGACAAAAGAAACTGCCGGGCATACGTGATTGGGTGTATACCACTTCAAAAAGAGACATTCTCTCTTATCCTGCTGTAAGTGAAGCACCAGCCGACCTTAAAGAAGCTGCCCAGACTAAGGGGGATTTCGTTCTTGCCGCTGACAAATACTTCTATAAGATTGGTATAGTCAAGAACAACGGTAAGATTGAAGTTGAGAACCAGGGCACGGATGGCGCCAAGACTTTCCTCAATAAGGTAACAATAGCCATCCCCGGAACCGAGGAGGAGGCAACAGGTCTTATCAATCAGATGAATAACGATGAGATGGTCTTCCTTGTGCCACAGCGCAACGGAAAGTACCGCATCATTGGTAATGAAGACTTCGATGCCGAACTGTCGCTCAAACAGGATACCGGTGCTTCGCCGACAGATGCCAACACTACTACCGTGGAGGCATCTGCTACCGACTACTGCGCCGCTCCTTTCTATACGGGTAAGATCCATACCACTGATGGCGACATCGATGGTGCTACAGGTAAAATTGCGGCATCGACAGGTAAGGATGCGTCAGGCTCTGCCGGTACTGGCAGCTAAGGTGAGAAGATTGATTCAGGATAACAAAGACATCTCTTCTCATATATATATATAGATGCGGGGGCGGTCCTCACGTGTGATCGTGAGACCGCCCCCTTTTAGTAACATTGAAAATATTTCTAAATCATGCCAATCGACAACTCAATTACACAGAGGCTTAATGATTTTTTGGATATGTCCGAAAGAACTAACGAGGACATTATCAGTGGTGCCACACTGCTCTTGCAGCTCAACCGGAACCGCCAGCTCTTTCAGACGGTGTTGACCAACCCAAAGCGTTTCGAGTCCACTGTCGTGTACGAGCTGAAGAAGTTCGTACCAATCAGACAGCGTGGACAGACGCTCGAAGACGTACAACGTCAGACGAAAGAACTGCTTGGTGAACTGCAGGCAGCCGTAGAATCTGAGCCAGAAGACAATGAGGATAAAGCTGATGAAGAGCAGGACCTGCCTCTGCATAAAGGTAAGCGTGCTGACCACGACCAGCTGCCGGATAGCATCAAGGCTATCTGGGAACAGAACGCTGAGCGGTGGAAGAAAATCAAGGCTTTGTATTATACCTGTCAGGATATTAAGGAACCGTGCGACCGTGCGGAGTCGCTCAACGCACTCAAAGAGACGTGGTATAAGTACAAGTCGGAGTTCGCAAGATATGATGATTACGTCATCGAGAATAGCGATGAAACCGCACAAAAAGAGACCACGCCTGTTGACTACGCCAAAGCCATTACCAACGCTCGCAGCTATCTGAGCAAAGCTGTCAAAGATGATAAGCTTCTTAATAAAAGAAAGGCAGCTCTCGCAGACGATGCAGACGACAAAACCATCCTGGACTACAACACTTCACTCCAAAGTGTAATGGATCGGGTTCAGCTGCTGCTCAACAGTGGCGAGATTATCGGTGATGACCTCCGTCAGAAACTTACGGATGCCGGTGTCGTTTTCCCTGAGGAAAAACCATCTGAGACGGTTGAACCGTCAGAAAATGCCGATTCCACCGATGATAAGGATATAGACAATGAGCAGGGGCAGGAGAATTGATGACATATTGCAGCCGCTCACGCGCCAGTCGCACCAGTACTTCCTCGGTAACGGACTTCACACGCTCGGCCTGCTCGGATGGATCCTGTCGCAGACCGGACGTGCTGATGTCTGGGTCAGCACTTTCTCTACGTCGGATGCTTTCTGCTCCGGCTTCCTCAATCTGAGGAAGAAAGGACTTATTGAAAAAGCATCACTTGTAGCTGACCTAAAAGCTTCGAGAAAGACAATGCAGCTGGCCAAGCTGATGAGCAGCTGCTTCGATAATGTCTATCTTGCGCAGAACCACTCGAAGATAGTACTGGTACAAAATGAACGTTGGACGGTATCTGTCATCTCTTCGCAAAACCAAACCTATGGCGACCGTGCTGAGTGTACCATGGTAACGACATCACAGCAAGCTTTCCTGGATCTCTACACGGGACTTGACCATATCATCAAAAAATCAGTTGACCTCAATGGATTATTCGAAAGAGTTGCTTCAAAAGATAGAGGAAGAGGCGAGGCGCATGATGACTCCGGCGGAGATTTCCGCCCTTTTGGGTATTGATGAGACGGAACTGACCGATGATATCAATACGCTCGGCCATCCTGCGCGGAGTGCCTTTTTCCATGGTGTGGCCATAACAGCAAGGGAAATTCGCGAGGACATCCGGGACGCTGCGCGTGCCGGCTCGCCGTTCTCGGTATCAGAATGCCTCAGTATGATAGAAAGACAACTTTCCTCAGTGACAATGATATAAATATGAGCTTACCTGTCAACATAGATGAATACTCGCGTCTGGTCGTCCTCGACGATAACGAACTTCAGGCGCGGAATGTGGCCGTTTCCGTCCGGGAACGGCTGCAGCGGCTTCGTGGCATCTACGCCTACTGGCTGCAGTTCCCGTCGAAGTTCGATAAGGAGATAGTGGATTACGACATGAAGAAGTTCAAGGTCGGCAGGGCTCAGGCCTACGATGACCTACATCTCACCCAGATACTCATGGGAAATCTGCAACAGGCATCCAAGGAATTCATGCGCTGGAAAATCAACCGAGACCTTGAAGAAGACCTCATATTGGCACGGGCGAGAAATGACATGCGCGCAGTGGCCTCGATAGAGAAGAACCGCATTATGAACAACCGCACTGACAAGGATGATGAGCCGGAGCTGGAGTTTGATAAGATTGTGCCGCAGCAGTTCGAGATGACCGATGATCCGACGGTTATCGGCATTCAGAAGGTTCCCGGCCTGCGCGACCGCATACGTAAGTTGGAGAAGAAATATGGTGATACGAAGATTGAAGATGCCGACTTCGAGGAGATAAAGGAAGAGCATGATGGAAACGGAACAGGTTCATAGGGAATACTTTAATGACCCACAACTCTACTCCCTTGCCATGAATACGCGCGACGAGGTAATCGTTGCTGGGCGTGGTATGGGAAAGGGAGCCATACAGGCGGGCCGTCTGATGACGTGTTTTCAGGGTATGCCGGGGTCTATGGGTGGTTTCGTCTCGCCGTCGGTCAAGCGGTGCCTGACCAACATCCTGCCCTCTATGCTCATCCACTTGGAGCGATGGGGATTCAAGCGCGACCTTCACTATGTCGTCGGCAAACGTCCATGGAAGGCCCTGCACTGGAAATCGCCCATCTTCACACCCGCCAACTGGGAGAATACCATCTCATTCTACAATGGCTCGGTGTGTAACATCATCTCCCAGGATCGTGCCGGCACCAGCAACTCGATGTCGCTCGACTACATCATCATCGACGAGGCGAAGTTCATCAACTTTGAGCAGCTGAAGGATGAAACTTTTCAGGCCAACCGAGGCAACGAGCAGTACTTCCGTAACTTCCCTTTGCACCACGGCATGACCATCACGTCGGATATGCCGGTGACAAAGAAAGGCTCGTGGTTCCTCTCCTACAAGGACGACATGGACAAGGAACTTGTGGAAGCCATCGAGGGACTGGTCTATGCCAAGTGGCGGGCCAAGCGCCAGCAGAAAGCGATGCCTTCGCAGGCGGATGCCATCCAGCAGAAGATAGACCGCATCGACGCGAAACTCAGCTTCCTGCGGTCGAAGTGCCTTCTCTATAAGGAGTACACCAGTATCCAGAACCTTGCCCTCTTGGGTGAAGAGTTTATCCGCCGTGCCAAGCGCGACCTGCCGCCGCTGACCTTCGCCACGTCCATCATGTGCAAGCGCATTGAGATAAGTACGGACGGCTTCTACGGCGGCATGAGAGAGGATGTCAACCTCTACACCGCGCCGAATGAGAATGTGCTAAATCTCGAAGCGCTCAATGACGGTGCCATCCCCAACGACTGCCGTCAGGATAGCGACCTCGACGCTCAGTTGCCACTCAACATCGCCTTTGATGCCAACGCGAACATCAACTGGCTGGTCTGTGGTCAGGTGGGCAAGGATGGCAAGCTCCGTGTCCTGAAGTCCTTCTTCGTGAAGTACGAGCGGAAGATCCCGGAGCTGCTTGATGATTTCAACGACTATTACCGCTATCACCGTCGCCGGCAGGTTGTCTTCTATTATGATGCCACCTTCGTGGGCAACAGCTATGGTACGCACTCCGAGGCCTTCTATCGCATGATCATCACGGGACTGCGTCGCAAGGGGTGGAACGTGAAGTCCAAGTATATCGGTAAGCCGATGAACCACATCTTGAAGAATGACCTTATCAACCGCATGTTCCGTGGCCGTGCCCGCCACTTGGTGCTCATCAACAGGGACAACAATCCTGATTTGCTCATCTCCATCACCTCGGCCGGTGTCAAGAATGGCCAGAAGGATAAGAGCGGTGAAAAACTTGCGGAGACCGAAGAAGACAAGCTGGAGAGCCGTACCGACGGCTCCGACGCGTTTGACACGCTGTGCATCGGGGTAGAGCGGTTCCCAGTCATGCAGTATCGCAGTGTGTCCACCAATGAATATTCGAAATAGCAACCACTTTCTTTTGCCATTATATAATGTAAGGGGCGTTCCTGATGATGGGAGCGTCCTTTTTTTTTCTTGTTTTTGTCGCTGCGGCATCTTCACGAGGCTTGATAGTCTTAGGTAGGATGCGACCGCATACTGACTCGTATGTATTCTGTGAACATCATAGTTGTCATTTATCGGTACTCTTGTTGTCCATAGCTGTTACCGCAATATACTTGAATGGCATCATTGTTTGTGCCATCGCATAGCTGCTGCCGTGGCCTCTGCTCTATTATTCGATTGCCGTTTCTCGATGAGTAGTCTCTTAACCGTCCTGCCGTAAACTTCTGCCTTGATGTTCAGATTATTTTGTAAGCTCATACGGATGCGCTTCAACCATTTGTCTGGTGGGTGCTGCTGAAAGTTGTGGCATGTTGTCATGATGAAATTTTCCGGGCATTGTCGGACTTTGAATTTTTCCTTTGCAAAGTTAGCGTAATCCCGGCCTCTGCAAGTTCAAGCCTACGGTTGTCTCGTAAAATTTTTCAGAAAGTTGGGGCAGGTTTGCCTAATCCAACTTTCCAAGTCTGAAGATGAAAAATTTTACGGCCAAAACTGGCATCTAAGGCCTTTCCGATTGCTGCTCCTTTTATGCACGTAAAAATTAATAAAAGTCCAACAATTAAAAATTTCAACATCATGACAACATCAACTTTCACACAGCAGCACCTCACCGCCAATGGTTGAAGCGCAACCGCAAGAGCCATCTCTTCTCTCAGAACCTCTATCAGGTAGAAGTCAACGGCGAGGACGGAGACTACATCACATTCGAGGTAACGGCTGACTCTTGCGCAGAGGCCACGGAAGCAGCTGAGCGCATGGCAATGGATGTGATGGTTGACATTCAGTATATCACGGTAACAGCTTTGGATTAATCAACAAGAACGTTTCACAATTTAAATTATACAACTATGAAGTTCACAGAACACAACGAGATCGTAATGGAGAAGTTCGCATCAATGATTATCGAGCGCATCGAAAAGATGCAGGCAAGCGACTGGAAACAGGGCTGGATCGGCCGCACCATCGGGGGAAGCCCCGTCAACATCGAGGGCAACAGATATCAGGGTTGCAACGTTTTCTGGCTGATGATGGACTGCGCACTGAACAACTGGGAGCATCCTATCTACTGTACCCTCAAGCAGGCCAACCGCCTCGGTGCCCATGTCAACAAAGGCTCTAAGTCCATGCCTGTCATCTTCTGGGATTATTCCATCACCACTCCTGCCGGCAAGCGTATCACTCTTGACACCTACCATAAGATGAGTAAGGATGAGCAGGAGAAGTGTACGAAGTTCCCCTTCCTGAAGAGCTACAGTGTCTTCAATGTGGCACAGACAAACTTAGAGGAGAAACAGCCTGATAAGGTCAATGCCCTGAAGGAGGGCTTCGGCTGTGAGATTGCTAAGGACTCACAGGGTATGTATGCCAACGCAGCCCTTGACAGAATGATAGAGGAACAGTCCTGGGTGTGCCCGATACAGGCCACGAAGGATGCCGACGGTGCGTTCTACTCTCCGACGCGTGATATGATAATAGTCCCTCGTAAGGAGCAGTTCAAGCGCGGGGCTTCCGCCGAAGAGATATACAAGGACGGACAGGAGTTCTACTCATCCATGCTCCACGAGATGATACACTCCACTGGCACAGCCAGCCGTCTCAATCGCGAGAAAGGAAAGAGGTTCGGCGATACGCTCTACGCCAAAGAGGAACTGGTCGCTGAGCTTGGTGCGGCACGTGTTGGGCAGGTGCTTGGGTTCGATAAGCGTATCATCAACAACAACGCGGCTTATTGTAAAGGTTGGGTCAATGCCTTGCGTGAGCAGCCTAAGTATGTGCTCTCGCTCATGACCGACGTGGAGAAGGCCAGCAGGATGATACTGGACAAGCTCGCCTGATGCTTGGTACGGCTGATAACTCCTTCCCGAGGCTTACGGGCTTCGGGGATTTTGTTTGTGTACTTCGAGAAGGCACGTACCCCCAGTGCTACAGTCTGCCTTCAGCTTACGTTACGTGGACCGCATGGCTGGTTCACTGCACGACGCACCAGGCAGACAGTAACACTGGGGAGATAGGAAGGGACAGTGGCGGCACATGCCATGCACTGGGCATCGCTGTCCTTGCAGGGCGATGTCGTTTATGGCCCGTGCCGCTTCTTGCGTTCAGTTGCCACGCAGGCTAACCCACCAACATACAGTGTGCCGGTGGCAGGCCAATGGCACACCGTATGGCAGTGGAGATAGGTTTGGACATTCATTGGTAGCGCTGAACCGATGATGCTCATCCGTCCGGCGCATACCGCGGATGGCAATTGCCATACCTCTTGCAGCGACAAAAGAGTTAATTGCCGACGTTGCAGAGTTGAAAGGTCTTTACATATTCCGCTATATCAAAGGGAGGCAATTGCCAAGGCTGCTTAGGGCGGTGGGGGCTGCTAAGGCAGGCTTCAGCGGCTTTCGCCGCTCGCAAACCGCCAAATCGTTGATATTGGGCGGTTTGCTTTTTGAGGTAGTAGAATATTCGCGCAAAATCACCCAAATTGCCGTCTGAAAACGGTAACTTGGGACCCCTTTTGCGCGAAAAACGCCCACTTGCCAAGGTTTTGACATCGTTTTAGTGGGCAGAGCGGTCAAATCCTGCATTTCGGATTGGGCTAAAATTGCCTGATTTGGGGATTTCCTTATTCTTTACAAGATATTGCTTTCAGCAGAGACCACTGAGCGCCAACCTTTGGTATGTATTTTCTGCCATACATTATATAAAGTATCTTTGCGGAAAAAGAACAGAGAATGGCAGACACACTCACACCGACTGAAGCACTACAGCAGCTGCGGACGCTATTTGAGGGCATACGTGATGAGCGTCACACGTATGCCAACACCGCCACGAGAATAGGTAATGCCTTCCTCGCGCTGCTGTCGTATATCGCCGGTGCGCCATTCCTGCGCAAGGATACCGCCGACACTGCCGCCGGAGTGCTTACGCTGCTCATGGGCTGCGTCATCGGCGAGAGCAAGCAAATAAGGCTCAACCCGGACGGTTCCATCGTCTGTGGCTCCATCCGCGTCGATGGCTCGGCCATCTTCAACGAACTGGTGTTCAACCACCAGAACGTATTGGAGGGAGACACCTACTTCACGGATAAAGGCATCATCGAGAAGGTGGAGCACACCGATATCAGGCAGTACACCTTGACCTTCCGAAAGGAGTATGATGCCGACCACCATACCTTTCATGTCAACGACATCCTGCTGGGCAAGGTGAACCGCCTCGATGCCGGCAAAACGTATTACTCATTCTGGCTGCGGGTCGATAAGGTGGATACCGAGGCCAACACCGCCGTCTGCTCGCTCTACGGCGACAGCGACGTGCCGGGCGGCAAGAACTATGTCCCTGTGGCCACGGCGCGCGTCATCCGTTGGGGCAATACGGTGGACACCTCACGGCAGAGTGTGTGGTTCGTGTCATCGAACGACGGCCGCTGGCTCTTTCTGCAAGGCGTTGACAAACCCATCATCGAGGACTCGGAGCACGGTTCGAACTATGCCGCCTTCGTGGGCCTGCCACCCGACATACAGGCAGTTCACGACCTGCTGCAGAAGGGTGTCATCTCGAAGGAACAGCCGTGTCTCTATGCCAAGACCATATTGGCGGAGAACATCATCCAACTGGACTATCTGGGCAAGCCCATGTACCAGGCACGCGACTGCGGGCAGTGGAACGCGTCGAGGAAGTATATCAAGGGATGGGACGACACGGCCAAAGGCTATTATAAAGACCGCGTGTGGTGGAAAGGCTGCTACTGGGAGTGCGCCGTGAATGCGTGCTCAGGCAGCGAGCCGAGATATGGCAACACCAACTGGACATGCCTTCTCGGCGGCTCAAACATGAGCATCAGCATCAACAGTACGGCGGGCAACTTCTTCCGAGCCGGTACCGACTGGACCACGACGCTGGTGGCCACCGTATGGAACGCCGAGATGCAGCTGAAGGCAGAAGAGCTCACGGGATGTACGGTCACCTGGCTGCGCGAGAGCGACGATGCCGACGGCGACGCGGCATGGAACGCCCAGCACGAGAGATTTCATGAGCTAAGCCTGAACGTGGACTCAAAGGTGGACCTGCCATCGGTATGGGAGGCCGGCAGCCAGGTGGGATACAAAGTCGTGGTAGTCTTCCCCGACGGCAGCAACTATGACCAGGATTATACAATAGTTATATAAAGAGAACAGGATATGAAGATGAAGGTTACAGGCGGACGGTTACTTCACCCGTCGCTGAGCTTTGCCTTCTCCATGCTGGAGCTTGGCGGCAGCAAACAACAGAAATACAATATGGTGTTGGGTACATTCGTTCCCGACAGAACACTCACGCCTTATCAGCTGAAGCCAAAGCTGATCGTCAAGGATCCGGAGGGCAACATCCCTACTGGCGACTATGCGTCGGCCATGAAAAATGTCGTCTGGACGCTGCGCCTCATTGACGGAAAGAATGTCGTGGCGCTGACCAGGGGAACGAGTGCGACGACGGGCGACTACTATGTCGATACGGTGAACGCCCTGACCATCCGCCGCAATGTGAGCACGGTACAGCTGCTGTCGGTGGACTTCCACGGAGAATTCTACAATGCTGCGCGACGGGAGACCTCGGAGTTCAACTGGCACAAAGACCTGACCACGGTGGATGAAACCGAGACAAACATCAGTCTGGAGTTGCGTTTCCCGTCGAAAATGAACTTCTCACCGTTTAAAAACTACGGCAAGTTTCCCATCGAGGCTGCGCTGATGAATGGCGGTGTGCCGCTCGATAAGGACCATGCCGGGTATAAATGGCAGACATTCGAGACCAGCAATAAGAGCTGGAGAGACATCGACACAGCCTCAGACCTGTGGTATGTCAGCGGCAAGGACAGCTCACAGATCACCGTCGATGTGGACTTTATCCAACACACGGTGCTGCGCGTGCTGGCATGGCCGAAGAGCGACCCGACACAGCAGCAAGGAGCTTCGACGCTGCTTCGACGCTGGTATGGCCAGTGGGAAGACACCTATGAGTTTGCCTATGCCAAATTCCTCTACACAACCACACGACAAACCAAGGCCGTGGCGAAGGTGACGAACCGACAGGGCGACATCAAGGACCCGCAGAAGTACTTCGACATCCAGATGTTTTACCGCGAGAACGATAAGGCAGAATGGAAGAGCCTGGGCAACGGAACGGAGTTTGTCGTTCAGCGCGAGCTGCTCACCGGCGAGCATCAGCTTGGCGGCGTATGCCGCGAGCTGAGCGCATACAAGCCGATAGTACTGCACGACGGCACCATCCTTGCGGACACGGAGGGGAAACCCATCGTGGGCAGGTTCCCTACATCAGAGATAGAAACCGAATAAAATCAAAAGCGTATGGACTACTATATCATTCCGGTCAGTCTGGCCAGAAAGCTCTGCCTGACCGACTTTCGTACAGGCGACGAAAAGCACGGTTACGTGGTAAACGCATCCGACCTGGAGGTGTTTGGCCTGAAAGAGGCCAAGCAGCTGGGCGCACGGTATATCAGCGCGTGGGATGCAAAGAACATCATCAAGGAGATAACGAACAAGTAAAGACAGAAGAAAATGAATACATTATCAGCAATCGACCATATCTATGGATTTGACGACGGAGACACGCTCATCCCGGGCATGGCCATCGTGTGGGTCAACGGCGAGACCGACCAAGGCTTCCAGCAGTATTACAATCCCTCGACGGGAAAGGTAGTGGCCACGGACTTCACCAAGCATCCGGCGCTGGTGTATCCAAAGCCATATTCTACGAAGAGAGGCGAGGTCGTGGTGCCTGAGGAAGCAGGACAACAGTTTTACATCGGCAATGTAACCGATGAGGGCGGCATCCTGCAGGACGGTAAGGTGAAGGAGATTTGGAAAGACTACTTCGAGCTGGCAACGGTCACGGCCAACGGTAAGACATTCCCTGCCCTAAAGATCAAGGGCAACCTTGCGGACAAGTACAAGAGCGACAAGACCATCTACTATCAGAGCTCTTACAGGGACATGAAAGTGATATGCTCGCAGCCATTACCCATCATGGCATCGGCCGGCGACAGCTTCAAGGTGCTGGTGAACTGCGTGGGCGCGGATGGCAGCGGCGACAATGTATTGTCGAACGATAACGACTGGGTACAGTTCACGGCCAACCTGCAGCGTGCCGGTATCAATGTCGATGGGGCGCAGTATCAGTGGCAGCGCAACGAGAGCGGTGTGTGGAAGGACATGACAACCATCGCCAACATGCAGGAGGTGAACGGTCAGACGCTGAAGCTCTACAATGCCGGTGTGGAGGGGTCGGAGCTGTTCCGGTGCCTGGCGAAATACAACAGCCAGACTTATGTCGGCACCGCCGAGGCTACCGACATACACGATCCGTTCTATATCGACATCGGCCGCAGCATCCCAACGCAGGGCGTGAATGTCGGCCAGACGGTTACCTACAACCCAAAGGTCTATGAGCGCTCGACAGGCGAGCTGTCAACAGGCTGGACATTCATCTTCTCGTTTACCGACAACGACGGCAACACCGTTACCGACGTGACGGAGAAGACGCTGACTTACGACAATATCACCAAGCATAACGGCATCGCCGTACGTATAGAGGCAAGGAAATCATGAAAAGTATATCAGCTCTTGACAAGCTCTTCCCAGCACCCAAGGATGGCAATCCGGGCAGCGACGCGGTGATGTTCCGCATCGTCTGCTCGAATGCCACACCCAATGTAACGGACAACGCCGCTGTGATCACGCTTACTGCCATGAAGATTACCGGCAGCAAGCGTGAAACGGCCACGCTGTCAGCATCACTGCATTTCATTGATGAGAGAAGTAGCTATGTAAAAAATCCTCTTACTGTGACTATAGCCAAAGGAGTGACGACATCGAAGACCATCAAACTGGTGGGTGACGACATCACAAAACCCTATGATATCGTTACCATCTCGCCGGTTGTCAATGGACAGGATGGAACAAGCGTGCTGGCACAATACTGTCCGAGTAAGACGGCAAGTCTTTTTCTCGGAGCAAGCCCAACTCCCGATGAGTCAAACATTCACAACAGTTATGTTTCAGGCGATGAGTGGATGCGCACGAAGTCGAGTGCTGATGCCAGTTACGGAAGCTGGTTCCGTATAGTGGGTGAGAATGGACAAGACGGCGAATATACAGACTACACATTCAACCTGAGCAAGGATAAGACCAACGAGGATGCCTACACGGCACCGGGAAATCTGAAAAGCACAGACTGGACGGACGCGCCTCAGGTTCCGGACTCAACTTATCCATACCTGTGGATGCGGATGCAACGCAAGAATCTGCCTGCGGGCACATTAATTCTGTATGGCCGGGAATATACCTACGTCCGCCTGACCGGTGAAGATGGAAAGACGGTGACGGCACAATACTCGCTGGACGGCAATACGAACTGGCATTCACCATTCGCCACCGGCGATATATGGATGCGCACCAGTGAGGACGGTGGAAAGACCTGGGGAGCAGCCGTGCGGATCGTGGGCGAGAAAGGAGATGGCGGGGCATGGACGGACTACCGCTTCAACATCTCCTCTGCCTTGACAACATCCTCGCCACTGACAGCTCCCACCCCGTTGGGACGCAGCAACTGGGCAGACGCGCCGATGGCGACGACGGATGTATACCCATATCTGTGGATGATGGTGCAGAAATACAGCGACACGACAACAAAGGACGGTCAGCCGACATACATGCGGCTGACTGGAGAGCAAGGCCGGCCTGGACAGACGGGCGGAGTCGGCCCGATGATGTACTATGCCGGTGAGTGGCAGTCGGGCGTGTCGTATGTCAGGACAGCACAAGTGGTACCGCTTGTGAGCCACGGTGACGACCAGTTCTTCTATTTTCCTGCCAAGGAGGGAACGTTACTGAACAATGAGCCGTCGAGCAGCAACACTGATTGGAAGCAACAGCAGAAAGTTCCGTTGCTGCTTGCTCAGCTGCTGATGGTGGACTTCGGTAAGATAGCATCAGCAGTGTTTTGCGGCGACTACATGATGTCGCAAAGAGGAAGACATTTCGATACTTCTAAAAATGCCTACGTTTATGACGACGATTATAAGAGCTTTGACCCGACTACCTACGAACAAAGTGATGACAGGGATTGGAGACCGTTGGTGTCAATTGATTTCAAGGAAGGCCTATTGAGAGTAATCAACATGATTGCTATTGGAGGTCAGTTTCAAGACGTGGATGTCGAAGGCAAATTGAGGGCGAGTCTGTTTTACAGTAATACGAAAGACCTTACTAATATAAAAGACTACACAATTGATCCAGTCAATGAGCCGGCAAACTGCTTTCTCTACAATGAGCCGGCAAGTGGTCACTATTTTGTGAAGCTACCAAAAGCAGCTGACTATGAAGGCCTAGAGATATCTTTCTTCATGAAATGGAAGCCCGCGGAAAACGGGATTCCAAGATTACATATCAGTTGTGTTGAAACGACGGATCACCTTTATTGCAGATGCAGTGCAACGTACGATGCTGGATCTACAGAAAGAAGGTTTATTCCCACATTTGATAATCTCAATATAGGTTATACCGACTTCATGGGTACTTCGGTAACAGTATACTGGAATCAATTCATCAAATTCAAAAGTTTGGGAGGATGCTGGTATGCCATCCAAGGAGTTTTTACAGGAGAATAAAAAATAATATTAATTATGGACGCAACGAAAATTAACGAGATTGAGGAATTCGCCAATATCAATGCGAATATCCGAATGATGGGCTATGACCCTGCAGCACAGAAGACGGGATATGTCCGCATCTCTGCTGTACAGAGTAAGATACCTTATTGCGGATGCCGGTGGCGCAAGGACAGCTCTTCGACGGAAGGTGAGCCGATAGGTGACCTGCAGATGCTGGCGCAGCTGCCAAGCATCTTAGGCCTTGGCGGCTATCTGGTACAGAACGACCACTCGCGGCGTAAGCTCGCCTCCGACACGCACTTCAAGTTCGCCAACGGTGGCGCGGCGAAGCTTGATGGCTCTATGGGGCACTACCAGTGGGGAACGGGCATCCCGTTCTATTATGCACAGTGGGAAGATGATGTGTTTGACTACGAGGCGGTATCTATGGCTCCGATGTCAGGACGATGGAACTATAAGATACCTGTCTTTAGTATCGCATGTTCCGGAGCATCCGCCCTCGACCGCACGAACAACATCCTCGTGAGTTACTGCAACAGAACTGCACAGTACCGCGGCGGTAACAATGTGGCTGACAACGATGCTGCTTGGAATACGCTACTTGGCAAGCCAGTCGTCAATGTACCAGAGAACAACTTGCAGCGATATGCCGAGAAGAACGGCGACAGATGGGGAGCTACGATGTTCCCGGTGGTGTATGTCGTCGGCATGCTCTGCCGCATCATCTTCCATAACCGCAATATCCAGGCACCTTACAATGGCACGCTTACCAAAGACGGACTGCATCAAGGAGGACTGGGTATGGGTGTAGACGACGTCAACACTTCATTCGGCAAACAGTATGCTACGCTCGACATCGACGCGCTCGCCGACAAGGGAGACGCAACAGGAGTATTCTCCGTCGACGTGAAAGAGGGAAACACCGTGAAGCTGACCATTAAGAACATCCCGTGTTTTTTCGGACTTAAGAACTTCTATCATTACCTTTGGGAGATGATGCACGGATGCAACATCACATACAACGCCGACAAGACTATCAACGTCTTCGCACAACGCATCTGGGATAAGACACCAGTCGTTACCGATACCACGTCGGGCATGAGGCAGATAGGAACAATACCGGCAATGGATGAAGGCTGGTATTTCGGGAAACGGATGAGTCAGGCTAAGCTGCTGATGTTCCCGACTCTGTTCGGCGGAAGTGAATCGACTTTCTTCGCTGACGGATTCTATCATAACGGCATTACCTCCGGCCTTCGCGGCCTTTTGGCTCTCGGCTCTGCGGACTCTGGCGGCTTTGCGGGCGTTGGGTGTCTCTCTGGCAACCGTGGTCCCGGGACTGCCGGGGTGCACAGCGGGGCTGCCCTCTGCGAAGCAGCTGAGGACTGGGACACGAAGCCTTTCTGGCAAGCGTAAGCGGACCACAGCGGACAGCTGCGGACGAAAGGAAACAAAGCACACCAGCCGTGCCCCCAAAGGGCACGGCTCCGCCACGAGGAACGAGTGGCGGCGAAGCCGCAAGGGGTATCTTTGCTTTTCGTTAACTATATTATTTGCAACAACAGATAAAATAAAATCGTTCTTTGACATGCTGTTTCACGGAAAAGTTGTAATTTTGCAAACGCAAGTCGGAAATTCCACTTGCAGGCGGATTTCCTCAGCTCCGGCCTTCGCGGCCTTTTGGCTCTCGGCACTGCGAACAATGGCGGCAATGCGGGCGTTGGGTGTCTCAATGGCAACAATGGTCCCGGGAATGCCAGGGTGAACAACGGGGCTGCCCTCAACGATACTTATAACTTCGAGACGAGGAATGAGCCTTCCCCATTGGGAAAACACATAGAAAGATGGCGGCGAGACTCGTAGCCTATAGCGTGAGCGTCATACCCGTCGTGCAGGTATTGCAGACTGCACAGCAAACACAAGGTGCGTCCTGCACCGATAGACCCCGACACAAGATCCCGACAAACTTACAATTCAATCCAAAGAACCCATCATGAGACGTATCCATGACTTGGGAACGGATGCTACGCCTGCGAATGTACGCTGCGCATGGGACAGCTTCTCCGACGGCAAGAACCACCGTAAGAATATCAAGCGGTATGAAAAATGCCTTGAAGAGAATCTTAACCGTGTCCTGCGCGAGTTGGATGATGAGTCGTGGCAACCGTCCCCGTATATAGAAAAAAGGGTCTTCGAGCGAAAGCCACGCAAACTTGCTAAGGCGCCCATCGAAGACCATGTGCTGGAAGCTGCCGCCGTGCGGCCCTACGAAACAAGCCTGTATGACTACATCGCCTGGCAGGTGCCGGCCGTCCGCCCGAACATGGGACAGAAAGCCTTGCTTCGCTCAATACGCAACGAACTTTTTGCTAATACGCAGCAAGAATGCATGTATTATCTGTCGATGGACGCTCACCATTACTTCCCGCTTATGGACCATGCTATCCTCAAAAGGCAGATTTCACGCAAGGTGAAACCGGGAAGGCTACAGAGAGTTCTCTATAAGATTGTTGATAGTTACATGCACGGCGCACCGCTGGGCATCAAGGTAAGCCAGATTTTCGGACAACTCTACCTTGCCGACTTCGACAGGCTTGCCATGCGGTTCTTTGATATTGGCATGGATCAGGACAAACTGGCTCTTTGGACGAGAAAGTACATCGAGGCGAGGATTGTGACGGCATCCACGCCAGAGGATTATGCCGACCTGTGCAAGGGACCTGCCTTTCTTGCTGAGAAATTCAGGAGGTACGTCGAGGACGGTCTGCCGCATTATTCCCGATTCGTTGACAACATCATTATCAGGCACGCTGACAAGGCCGTGCTCGGTATTGTGAAGGTTCTTGCCATCATGATCCTGGCAAGGGACTATCACGTCATTGTCAACAGGGACTACAATGTCCGGCCTACATGGACGGGTATCCGTATTGTGGGGTATGTTTTCTATCACGACTGCGTAATGCTGGGTAAGCGCAATAAACAAGACCTCTGCCGGCATGTGGCCAGACTTTTCAAACAGGGTAAGTCGGAAGAGGAGGTGCGCGTGGCGCAAGCATCACGTTTCGGCTATGCAAAACATGCTGACTGTATTCATTTATTCAAAAGTATAGGAATGGAAAATAGCTTAGGAAAGATTATCAAACGACGTCGCATCAAGGCTCCTTTTCAGGGGATGGTGTCAACGCAGAAAGTGAAATTCTCATCAATCTGCAAAATGTTATTAAATGTTAACGGGGGGGGGTGAACCACATACGTGGAATAAGAAAATCTATCTCGTTGACTATCTCATCGAGGACTCGAAGATTGAGAAGAAGCAGGTATCAGTGAAGGTACAAGATTCCAACGGTCAGATTCGGGATGTGCTGCAACAGCAGCCGGGCAAGGTGCTTGCCATCCGGTTCAAGAAGATTATCAAGACCGAGGAGCGGACCAGCGAGAGCGGTGAAGTCTATGAACACTATGAGTTTGAGAAGCTGCGCGACGCGCAGGGCAATCCCACGCTCGTCGATGCGGAATATTACAGCTACACCGGCTCGAAGATTCTCATCGACCAGGCGTTGAATGACTTCTCGAAAGAGGATCTGCCGAGTCCTACCGTGGTACAGCAGTTTCAGGGTAAGAACGGACAGACATTCTTCAAATTTACATAATAAATACAAGAGCTATGAGTGAACTACACAAGGCTGTTTACAGAGAGCAGCGCACAATTATGAAGTACGATGAGGGTAGAGTGATGCTCTATCCAAATGAGACGGTCATCGAGAACTATCAGCCAGAGAAACAGGAAGGAGCCGAGAACGCACCTGCACCGTTCAAGGCCTATCAGTACGAAGGCGAGGAGAACGACGGCGGCTATATTCGCGAGTGCCCGGACATCACCAACCTGCATGACGTGGCCAACGCCATCATGCGCACGAAGTATGAGCTAAGCGAGGAACTCGCACTGCAGCGCCACTACCAGACATCCCCGGAGGAGTATGCAGAGAAGTGGAAGGAGTACTGCACCTTCGCCGACGCTGCGGCAGACAAGGCCCGCCAATGGCTGGGCATCAAGGGATAGCTTTTCCATTCCATCTATATTCAGTACGGCATCATGGCCCAGACGGTGGCTGTGGTGCCGTATTTTTATGCCCGTACCATATTATATATCTTTGCCGTGTAATCAAAATAAACAGCAGTTATGACACCGGACACGAAAGAAAAGATACAGTACTCCACGGCAGTGATTATGATTGTCTCCGCCGTGGTCCTCGCCTTTATATGTTTCTTCCTGAACCATTACAAGATTGAGGACTCTGTGCTATGGTACATCGCCCAGGCACTCGTCTATGCTGCCAGCATCTTCGGCATCTCGCTCGCCATCAATACAAAGATGGGACAGGTGAAGAACGATGTGAAGCAGTATGTGGATAACAAACTAAACAAACATAACAATGAGAAAAATTAATCTTATCGTAGTCCACTGCACCGCCACGCCCGAAGGACGTGACGTTACCGTGGCAGATATTGACAGGATGCACCGCGCCAAGGGCTGGAAGAAGATAGGCTACCACTACGTGGTGTATCGTGACGGCAGCGTCCATGAGGGCCGTCCCGTTAACGAGGTGGGCGCTCATGTGTATGGTCACAACGCCAACAGCATCGGTGTGGTGTATGTCGGCGGTGTGGCCAAGGACGGCAAGACCGCTAAGGACACGCGCACGCCGGCCCAGCGCAGAGCCCTCACCGACCTGCTGCGGAAGCTCAAGAAGCAGTACCCCGGAGCCCGTATCTGCGGCCACCGCGACCTCTCGCCCGACTTGAACCACGACGGAAAGATAGAACCTGCGGAGTGGGTGAAGGCCTGCCCATGCTTTAATGCGGAGGAGGAGTATGAAAAACTATAAGAACACGCTCTTGTCGCTCCTTGCCGTCATCCTGGCCGCCGTCGGCGTTATCCTTGCATGGAATGACTTGCACAGAAACAAGCAGAAGGTGGAAGCGCTGAGGACGCAGCTCGCCCATGCCCAGACAGAACCGCTTATCCAACGCGATACGATCCGCGACACAGTACCTGTTGCCACCTCTACGGCCATCCCTATGGAGCGCAGCACGTATAAGAACGAGCTGGCGGACAAGCAGCTCATCAAGGAACTCCGGCTGAAGCTCGGACAGATAGAGGCGCAGCAGCTGAGCGGCACCGCTATCCATGATACCGTAAGACTGGAGTCTAAGGCCGACAGCCGCTATGAGTATGCAGACCGATGGGCACACTTCACGCTGAGCATGAAGCCACCCGACACGACGCTTGTCTACACGGTCAGCGACTCGGTTTTGACACTGGTCTATCGGGAATATAAGCACAAGTTTCTGTGGTGGCGATGGGGCACGAAAGGCTACAAGGTGAAAGTTGTGAACTTCAACCCCCACGCCACCATCAGGTACAACCAGTATATCAAGGTAGAGTGATATGGCTCAGGAAACGATATTCAATGCCTTCGACTATTTTGAAAAGATAGGCAGGCAGAACAGACTTGCAAGAGAGCAGGGCTTCAAAGTGGGGCGCTGCTCCGGTCTCAGCGGCATGCAGGACATGATGGCCGACTTTCGTAAGACAGCCAAGTATATCCTCGTTGACGACACTACCTCGCAGAATACCTACTCCAACGGAGTGGGCTATTTCCGCAAGAGCGTCTATACAGTCTTCATCGTCGCCCCCTACCGCATCGACGACATGGCCGAGCGTGAGCAGCAGCTGAACCTCTGCCGCACCATCTTCCGGCAAATGCATTCCCGGCTCATCCACGACCGCGAGGAAATGACCTACGATGACGCGCTGGAATACATGCAGGTGGAGCGCATCTACAGCAACGAGTTCCCGGAATACCTCATGTCGGGCGTTACTGGACTCTACTTCATGGTGGAGAACGACGAACCAATCGACCTGACTTATGACAGCAGACAATGGACTGAGGGGTAGCCTCACAGAGCAGGACCGCGAGCAGTACGAACAGCGGTGGACCGACTTCATGGTGAAGTTCTGGCAGGAGAAGATGATGAAGTTCTCACCGCCCGTATATGATACAGGTGCCTTGTATCAGTCGTTGGCTGGCGTGTTACATCCAGGCACACCTACCACCATAGAGCATCACTTCTTGGAATATGGCATCTATGTGGCCGCCGGTACCGGCAATGGCTACCGTCGAGGTAACAGCGGTAAGGATGATGAGAACGGCCTGCAGTTTCTGCGTGGCAAGAAGTGGAACAAAGGTAAGGGGCACCGACAGCGGCGCGACTGGTTCATGAAGAAGTACATCTATAGCATCCACCGCCTGAACGACTTCGAGGCTCAGTTCTACGGCGATGCCTACCAAGGCCTTATCTCCGATGCCCTCGCTGCCATGTTCGGCGACACCACAGCACTGGCCAGACACAACGGTGGCAACAAAAATGCTGCCATGTCGTTGGGAAACCTGTAATTATTTTCCTACCAACGTTGGAAAATTATAGAATTTTGCTTACCTTTGCAGCATAAGTCCAAGGACTTACAATACATGCTTCAGAGGTACTTGGCTTTAGGGGCGGCACGGCGGCCAATTTTATGCTGCTGCCCCTTTTTCTTTTGCAGCAAAGTGAATTTCATACGATAGATTTTGATTAAACACTGAACAAGACGGCCGGTATCCGGGAGGATGCCGGCCGTTGTCATTGGGGAAAATGTTAAATCTTTCGTTTACTATCAAAATAAATAGTATTATATTTGCACAGTATCTAAAAAGATAGTATCTTTGCAGTGTTCAAAAGAAATACAGTAACAATGAGGAAAAAACAGAAATTCAAGATGGAGCTCTCCTTTGAGGAGAAAGAACTGATTGAGTCAATCAGAAACTATTGCAACAGTTACCCTAACGGCTATCCACAATTACTGGAGTATGCGCAAGACCTCTTCGATAGAATAACGGATATGCCAAAAGACGATTAACAAACAACGGCTCTCCTTACGGGGAGAGCCTTAAAAAAGAAATAAATATGGAAGTACAAGTAAAGCAAGCAAACAAGATTACCGACATGAAGGCTCGGATGAGTGACATCTACCTTGCGGTTTCATGGAGGGAGATAGCACGCACATACTTTGATAAGTCGGTGCCATGGTTCCAACATAAGATGTATGGCATCGACGGCAATGGCGGCAAGGGAGGCTTTACTGAGGATGAAGCCGGACAGCTAAAAGGCGCACTCCTCGACCTCAGTGACCGCATCCGTCGTGCTGCTGAAAGCATTCCAGCCCCGGCCACTGTATAGCCGTTTTGAACAAAAGCCGCCGCCGGGCTGGCGGCGCAACCATTCTTAGTGCTTCGATAAGCACGATTTCATAATTAAATGAACTCTTGGAGCCGTCTGCGCGAGATGCGTGGACGGCTTTTTCTTGCTAAACTTTTTGGAATATCAATGCTTTTTCTTACTTTTGCCAATGTTTAATCAATATCTATGGACAATCTTAATTTTACAGCACTTGATTTTGAGACAATGACACCAGAGAGAAGCTCTGCATGTGCCATTGGACTCGTAAAAGTAGTTGACGGTGTGATACTTGAGAAGTATTACACCCTGTTGAAACCTATTCCGGACAATCGGACTACAACAAACACTCATGTCAATGGCATAACATGGGAAATGGTGATGAATGCGCCATCATTTGCGGAAGCATGGCCCAAGATGGAACCATTCTTTGTCGGCCAAAGACTTGTGGCTCATAATGCAGAATTCGATATTGATGTGCTACAGCATCAATGCGACTTCTACAATATCCACTTCAATATTCAAGGTGTGGTGGATACTTATCAGTTGACTCACAAATCTCTCGATGAAGTCTGCTCCGTCTTACACGTCGCTCTGGACAGCCATCATGACGCTCTATGCGATGCGACAGCATGCGCCGAAGTGGTTCTAACGCTTAGCGGCAAACAGCTGTCCCGTCCTACTGGCGATACAAAGAAACATATCAAGGTAAAGGAACTCAGTAGTGAGGCCAAACAACCTCTTGCCGCAGAAGAGGTTAAGAACAAGGACACCACTTTCTATCAGAAGAAAGTAGTATTCACTGGAAATCTAACTGCCTTCCCGCAGCGTGAGATGATAGCAGAACTACTCAGAAAGTATGGCGCAGACATCAACACGTCAATCTCACGCAAAACTGATATTGTGGTTATGGGTTCGGGAGCAGGACCTTCGAAGATGAAGAAAATACAAGAACTGCAAACAGCTGGTTATGACATCAGAGTCATTAATGAAACTGAGTTCCTCCAGATTCTCAACGATGAGAATATCAAATGATAGTTAAAAATGGTGGTGAAAACTCATTTTCTCCGCCATTTCCTTTGCCGTTCCGCTTTTTCTCCCTATCTTTGCCAACGGTTAAAAGACGGTGGTAGTCCATCCCGGAGAGCAGCGGTTATTGCTCGGACATCAAGGTCGGGCTTTTTTTATGCTCGAAAAAAGCGCGAGTAACTACTCGCAAAAAAAATATTGGCGGTTGCCATTCCGTAAGATTTGATATTGCCCTTCGGGTGAAGTCATCGTCTTTTAACCAGCGGAATCGGCAGCCGCTTTTCTATTCTGCCAAGACAAGGCCCGGCTATCCGGGAAAGGTTAAAAGACGATGCATTATGCAGCAAGCAACAATCAACTTCACCGCGCAACAGGTACGGGCGCGTGTGAGCCTTGCAGACAAGGTGAGAGGACTGTACCGCAGTGTTAATCTTTGGCTGGACACAAAGAGCGCGTTCTACAGCCGTATCGCCGAGTTTGAGGTGACGCGCAGAGTGGCCATCCGCATCGGTGTCGTGTTCCCGCTGTCCATGGTCGTGGCGGCAGTGTGCGTGGAGCAGAATCCAATGGTGAGCATCACTGCCATGGGCGTGAGCGGATGGATTGTGTACAGGTTGAACAAAGGCGAGAAAGGAGGCCAGGCATGAAAGCTAAATATAAGCTATTGGTAGAGACAAGCGATGGAAAAGAGTTTGTCATCGTCATCCGCGAGTATAGCTTCAGCACCAAACCTGCCCGAATGTTCAAGGAAAAAGTAAGTGCTTTTGACGGCTCCAAGATGTGCGTCTCCGGATTACACATGATGAAAGTCTATCTGAGAGAACTTGCTGAGTCCATCAATGCCGAAAGCCGTGGCAAAGGCAAAATTCAAGTTGACTTCCATGATGAATGGTGCGATTTGAACGGCCATAGATGCATAGGATTTGAAGTGTATTCATACGACGGCAAAGGCGGTTCTCCCATCTGCAGTATATATTTAATAAGAATAGATGCCAGTGTAAGCTTCTACGATTTACTGGCCGCGAAAGGAGGTTCGCTATGAGTAAGTTGTTACTGGACAGCAAGGCCGTGGCCCTGCTTGGCGACTTCTGCGACACCGACACCCTGCAGAACCGCATCGAACTGATTGACGACGTGAAGGACCGCCTGCTCATGGAGCTCGGCGACAGCGAGAACGACGAAGAGCGCAAGACGCTCACCGACTGGATGATTAGCCTGTCGGACATGAAGGAAGACTTAAAGAAGATAAGGAGGGCACAACAAAGAACAAGAATCTGAAACAGTTCCTCGACTGGCTGAAAGAGAACGACCGCAGCGAGGATGAGAAGATGCAGTGCAAGCTGCTCGATGAATACATGAAGACACGCGACAACCTGCCCGGCAAGGGCGTGACGGGTTCGGAGCTGGTTTTTGACCCGAAATCCTCTGTCGAGATTGCTGATGAGCTTGGTACGATGTACAATATGGACATCGGTGTCATCGCCCAGTACATGTTCCTGCACGAGTTCGGCACGACCACCGTTGAGGACGGTACGGTGAAATGGGCCATTTGGCGCGACATGGACTTTCAGGTATAGGAGACATTTTTTTACATATAATCCTAAGGGGGTACAGACCGTGAGGCCGGTGCCCCTTTTTCTGTGCCTTTGGCTGTATTTTTCAGACCGTCAGTGATTGTCTATCTTTGCCGAAAAGAAAAGACTATGGCAATCACAATCAAGCAAGGACTCTCAGGCAAGTATTTCTCGATGGGCATCCCCGACATCGGGGTCACCATCGCAGGCTACCGCGTGGGCGTGAAGCTACAGGTGAGCCCTGACAACGACACATGGTCCGAGATATACTCCGAGCACCTCTATCCCGTCGATGGTGCCATCACCATGAGCGACCTTGGCGAGCTGCTCACTCCATACGCCCGCCAGAGCCTCGTGCTGTATGTCAAGGTCACGATGAGCGAGGAATATAAGGACAGCACACCGTCCACCTCGACGGAGATGGCCTTTACCGTGGTATATTGCGAGAGCGACATCCCCACGACGTGTGAGGACTTCACCGACAACCACTTCCTTTCTCTGCTGCTCGGCACGAAGACCACCGGAATGGGACGGCTCGAATACCTCCATTTCATCGGTACCGACACCCCCTCGTGCACCGCTTACTACAGCGACGGCAGCACGGCACAGTTCAGCCCCGTGGCCGTCGGCGGCAATGGCAGCTACACCACCATCGACGTGTCACCCTCCAGGTTTACAAAAGTCGGCTACACCCTCACGGGCTATGTCGTCACCGCCGGGGCCCGCCGTCAGGAATACGAGATAGACCCCACCGAGCCCGACTGCGCTCCGATACTCATCTTTACCAACTCCTTTGGCTGCGATGAGCTGTTCTATTGCACCGGTCTGGCCACCAAAGCGCCCACCTTCAAGCGCGACTCCGCCTATATCGGCGGCCTGAAGAAAAACTACCGCATCCAGGAGACACGCACCTTCAAGGCCGACACCGGCCCGATGAACGAGGACATGGCCGACTGGTTCGGCGAGCTGATGCGGTCGCCCTACGTGCGCCTGGTGAAGTTCAAGAACGGCACGCCCAATATCGGTAAGGAAATCGTCATCGACGACAGCAAGACCGAGCAGACCAATGCCCTCGATGAGATACCGCGCTTCACCTTCAGCTTCGAGTATGCCCAGCGCAACCACAACGTAGTGGAGCTGGAGCGTGAGGGACGAATCTTCGATAACACCTTCGACTATACATTCAACTAAACCATAAAGATATGAATAATCTGTTCAACAAATTCTCTAAGTGGATGTGCGGTATCACATCCGACAAGTACGCACATTTCCTTTGTTCGATGCTTATTGCCTTCATTGCGTCGGCATTGTTGTTCGCCTTAGTAAGTCTGCTCTACTTGCCCATAAGCAAGAACGGTTCGGCCGTCCTCGGCTTCGGTGTCGCCTATATCATAGGCGTAGTAAAGGAAAAGATTGATGAGAATAAAGGCGGAGCTTTCGATTCCAGCGACCTGGTAGTCGATATCCTCGGAGCAATAACCGGCGCATTGATGTTCATCATTTGATGAAAGTGAAACAGCAGAAGACCATCCATTTCAGTGAGATGCAGCGTTACCTCGACCTCGCCTATCAGCACCGGCAGACGTTGAACATCAAAGCCTTCCGCAGCGACGGGCACCGGGTAGAGTACCGCGGATGGCTCGTCCATCACCAGTACTGGAAGGGCGGCTACATGAGAATCGTCAATCCCGTGAGCCATCAGATAAGGCAGATACCAGAAATATTCATATTGGAAGTTAACGGAATGAAAGTATATCTATGAACAATAAAGACTTGGAACTCGTACAGACCGGGCAGAGCGGAGACGTGCAGCACTTCCGCATCATGCCCCAGGGCGTGACCCGTGCGTCAGCCTATAACTCCGTGGCCTCTGAGTATGGCTCGGACAGCAGTGATGTCTTCGATGAGGACGACGGGCTGGTGAACGTCAAGCCCCTTTTCATCGGCGGCAAGGGCTACCAGTATGTGCCCTTCGGCATCGACGACATGCTCCCCGATACCATCCGCAAGTATGTCCTCGACAACATGATCACCTCCCAGTGCCAGCAGTTCAACACCATCTGCTGCTACGGCCAGGGGCTGCGCTTCGTCGACAGGAAAGAGAAGAAGGATGTCGATGACCCCGACATCCGCGACTTCTGCCTGAGGAACTCCCTGCAGGAGTGCTTTGCCGAGCAGTGCACCGACATGCAGATGTACAACTTCTCCGTGACCTGCATCATCCTTACTCGAGACGGCTCGCAGATAGCCCAGGTGCGACACAAGGAGGCATGCTACTGCCGTTTTGAGTACGCCCCCTCCACCGTATCGGGAAAGATAGAGCACGTCTTCTTCGGCGACTTCCGCGTCGGCCACTTCAACGAGAAGCGAATCGAGGCCATCCCACTGCTCGACTACTGGGACCCCCTCGGCGACCTTGAAGTGCGCATGGGCAAGCGTCCCGACCCCGCCACTGGACTTATCCATAACAAGCCCACCAAGGACCGCAAGTTCGCCATCCTCTCGCGTATGGCCACCCCCGGATACCAATACTATCCCGTGCCCTACTATTCGAGCATCTTCCGCGACTCGTGGTATGACATCTACCGTCTGATAGGCATCGGCAAGCGGTTCATGATTAAGAACACCAGTGCGCCGCGTGTACAGATTGAGGTACACGAGGAATACTGGGACAACGTATGTGACAACGAGAACATCGATGACCCGGTCAAGCGTGAGGAGCGCAAGAAGCAGGAGCGGCAAAACATCGTCGATTTCGTGTGCGGCGTGCAAAATGCCGGCAAGGCCCTCATCACCGGCTACTACATCGACCCCAACGGCAAGGAGAACCGCATGGTGCGCATCGTCAACCTCAACGACCCCTCGAAGAAAGAGGGCGGCAACTGGAGCGACGACATGCAGGAGGCCGCCAACGCCCTCTGCTTTGCCTACGGCGTGCACCCCAACCTCGTGGGAGCCACGCCCGGCAAGAGCCAGATGAACAACTCAGGCTCTGATAAGCGTGAGCTCTTCACCCTCAAACAAGCTTTGGAGAAACCTTATCACGACGTGATGACCAAGCCTTACCACGTCATCCTGCATTTCAACGGTTGGTCAGAGCGGTGTACCGTTGATGTGCCGATGCTCATGCTCTCCACCCTCGACGAAAACAAGGATGCCAAGAAAGTAAGTGGAAACTCAAACTCAAACGACAATGGAGATAACAATAACCAAGAGTGATTTCGAACAGGCGCTGCCCGTGGGTGCAGCTGCCAACGACAGCGTGTATGAGAGCGTGAAGCCCGCCATCGCCCGTCAGCTGTCTTTCAGTAACGATGCCCTGCTCGGTGTGGCCGGCATGCAGCGCATGGAAGAGCTTGGCGAGGGTTCGACACTCGTCAACTGGTACAAGCAGCTCGTGTGCCTGTCGGCTTTCCTCAGTGTGCTGCGACAGCTCGACCTCGTGCTCACCCCTACCGGCTTCGGCGTAGTGAGCAACGACAACCTCGCACCGGCGAGCAAGCAGCGCGTCGATGCCCTGGAAGGGGAGCTGCGCACCCAGTACCACAAGACATTGGCCATGACGCTCAACCTCCTGCGCAGTGAGAACTGGGGAGCCACTGAGCAGGCCCGCCACTTCATCGACCATCTCTATGATGAATACACCTTCTTCTTTGAGACCCACCAGAACGCCTCTGCCACCGACTGGGATGGCTACCAGCGGACCATCGAGGATGCCGATGAGATCCTGCGCACGAAGATGGGCGAGCGCCAGATGAACGACATCCTCGATGCCTTCCGCCGTAATGACCCCAACAGGCTGGAGCCCTACCGTGAAATGATGAGTCTCATCGTGAAGTTCACCGACACCTGCGCAAGTTGCCTGCCGGCGCTCAAACAGCCAGTTTATCGCCGGCTGATGCGCATCCTCGACAGCGACGACAACAAAGAAACTTTCAAACTCTACCGCGAGAGCATCGCCTATAAAGTAAGACACTATGAGCCATACCAGAACAGCAAGGACAGCGCAGGCTACGTCTTCAACGGATAAGAAGAGCCGCACGGTGACCATCAACCTCTCCGCGCCCACGTCGTGGCGGGAGATGAGCCAGGAGCAGCTGCGCATCGTCTTTGACCTCATGGCCATCGAACAGGAATCGACGGCCATCAAGACGTACATGCTGATTTATTTCTGCGGTCTTCACGTCATCCGGCACACCCGCTTCGGCTGGAAGTTCTGGACGATGGTGGACGGCAAGAAGCGCGTCATCTATATCAAGACATCAGAGATGCAAAGCTTCATACACCAGTTTGATTTCATCGACCAATTGGAGGACATGGACTGTAGGTTGGATGCGGTCTGTGGCCTCCATGCGGTCGATGCTCTTTTGCAGGATGGAGTCAGCTTCGAAGAATATCTCTACGCCGAAAAATATTACCAGAACTTCATAGCTGATAAGAATATGGAGTGGTTGGACAACGTGGCCATGTGGCTCTACCATGACAGGAAAGGCAGGGCAGCCGGTCATGGTGATGCCGTTGACGATGCCGGCAGAAAGGTTGATGAGGTCGTTCTCACTCCCGGAGAGCGGATTGGTACAATGCTTTGGTATGCCCATATTAAGCACGTGATGGCCGATGCTTTTCCCCATTTCTTCAAGAAAACCACCGTAGAAGACGGAGAACCAGAGCATGTCAACTTCATAGAGCTGTACAATGTGCAGCTACGAGCCTTGACGGGTGGCGACCCGACAAAGGAGAAGGAAGTGCTGTCGCTAAATTGCTGGCGTGCGCTCACTGAGCTCGACGCAAAAGCACGTGAGGCAGAGGAGCTGGAGAAAATAAGGAAAAAGACTTAGTGTTTACTGCAATTATTGCAGTTAAAACTTGCGCAATCCAAATATTCTTCGTATATTTGTGGCAGATAAATAAGACACTGATATGGAAGCCTTTCTTACTTTAATGGTTGCTTGGTTGATAGTATTTCTTGCCACACGCAAGAGCAGCAGCCATCGTGGAATGAGCCAGTATGAAAAAGACCGCATACGACGTGCTAACAAACGGTTTATTGAAGAAGAAAGACAACAGAACAGGAAGATAAAAAACGCGTTGTATGACCTCTTGTGGGGGTCGAACAAGAGCCTCTGACAGTATTTTTCCCATTCGCATATAGATGCTACCTTTGGTCAAAAATCAAAAGGTAGCATTTTTTATGGCCAAAAATAATCAGGAGTTTACCACAGTCGTCACACTGAATGCAAAGCAGGCGAAGGATGAGCTGAAACAGATGCAGGACACCATCGACAAGCTGAAAGCTAAGAAGGATGCCCTCGTGAAAGACCCGAATAGCAGTGCCTCAGACATAAATAAGACTAACAAGGCACTGCGCGAGGCAGAGGCAAGGTTGAAAGCATACAAGAGCGGAGTGTCTGATGTCATCGATACGCTCAATAATCTCGGCTCTGCATCTATGGGTGAGATAGAGAAAGCCACCCGTGCCTTGAAGAAGCGCATGAAGGACGTTACGGACCCGGATGAATACAAGCAGCTGGATGAAGTTCTTCAGAAAGCGAACGCGAGAATACTTGAACTGAAAGAGACAGCCGGAGACTCGGCCAAGGAGATGAAGAAAAATTCAGAGGCCGGCAAGAACCTGTCTAATGTTCTTGCCAACCTTAATACTTCATCCATGGACGAACTGCGTCGTGCCGCCGCTGCTGCACAGGAGAAACTTAGTAAACTTCAGCCGGACACAACTGCATATAAGGCAGCAGCAGCTGATCTTGATAAAATAAAGAGCCGTATTGCCCAGGTTGAGGATGCACAGCAAAGCGCCAACAAGACGATAGACCAATACGATAAGGAGATAGCGGCTGCCACACGTGCAGCTGCCGACCTTTCAAGAGAAAATCAACTCATTGACAGGACACTGAAAAATTTAGACGGGTCAAATATCCGAGACCTCGAATATTCTTTAAAGCTGGTCAATGAGCAGCTGCGCAATACCAGTCAGGGTGATGCTCGTTTCGATGAGCTGACCGAGAAGGCCCGGAAGCTAAAGGATGAGATTAACAAGATTAACGAGGCTGCCAATCCGAAAGAGGAAAAAGGGAACATCTTCAGTCGAGGCATTAAGCTCCTTAATGATAACTGGGGTGCCATCACGCAGATATGGGCAGGGTTAACAGGCCTGACTGACACCGTCCGGCAATGCACTGATGCCTATGCCAAGATGGATGATGTCATGGCCGACACTATGAAGTATACCGGCCAGACCAAAGAAGAAGTATTGGAGATGAACGAGGACTTTAAAAAAATGGACACTCGTACATCGAGAGAGCAGCTTAACGAGCTTGCAGGAGCGGCGGGCAGGCTTGGTATCACGTCAAAGGATGCCATCGAGGAGTTTGTTGATGCCGCCGACAAAATCTCCGTATCTCTTGGCGATGACCTCGGCAAGGGCGCTGTTGACCAGATTGGTAAGCTGGCGATGGCTTTCGGCGAGGATGAGAAAAAGGGACTTCGAGGTGCCATGCTTGCCACTGGTTCCGCTGTCAACGAGCTTGCGCAAAGCTGCTCGGCCAATGCCGGGTATCTCGTCGACTTCACTGCGAGGGTCGCCGGTGTTGGCAAGCAGTTTGGCCTATCTCAGACCCAAATCATGGGATTCGGCGCAGTCATGGATGAGAACATGCAAAAAGATGAAATGGCATCCACAGCCTTCTCGCAGTTGCTCACCAAGATGACAACGGACACTAAGACGTTCGCAAAGATGGCCGGCATTCCCTTTGAGGAATTCTCCAAGAAGTTGAAAACAGATGCCAACGGGGCCGTCATTGATTTCTTGGAGTCTCTCAATAAGAAAGGAAACTTCAATACCCTTGCCAAGATGTTCCAGGATATGAGCCTTGACGGAACACGTGCTACCGCTGTCCTTACTACGATGGCAGACAAGATAGAGGACATCAAGAAAAGACAGGAAACAGCAGCAGAGGCGTATAAGGCTGGTACATCAGTTATTGATGAATTCGACACGAAGAACGAGACGGTCCAGGCTGGACTTGACAAGGCAAAAAAGAGTTTCCAGGAGTTGACGATAACCCTTGGTCAGAAGCTCATGCCTATAGCCAAATACGGTGTGTCAGCCGCCTCCGCTTCAGTCAGGGCTCTAAATGCCCTCATCACGTTTACAACGAAGTATTGGAGGACCATCGTTCCGCTGACTGCTGCAATCGCGACATACACTCTTGCACTTAAATATCAGAATTTGGAATGGCAGAAACTCAAAGTTGTGAAAGCCTGGCATTATGTCAAGGACAAGGCTTATGCCGCCATTCAGGCTCTGAATGCCGCTGCAACCGTTACTGCAACAACAGCGTATAAATACTTGCGCGGTGAGATAACTCTGGCTACGGCGGCACAGACGATCCTCAATAAGGTAATACTCGCCAATCCTTATCTCGCCGCTGCAGCCGCCGTCGCCGGTGTTACCGCTGCCTTGATAGCTATGATAGCCAAGAGTGACGAAGCCACCGAATCGCAGAAAGAACTGGCCGAGGCAAACAGGCAGGCGGCTACCGATTGCCGTGGCGAAGTGGCGGAACTTTCTCAACTCGTAGCCGTGGCCAAGGATAAGACAGCAGGTGATGCTGCCAGAAAAGAAGCCATCAGACAGCTGCAAGAGAAATATCCTGACTATCTGGGTAACCTCAATTTGGAGAATATCTATACCAATGAGGCTGCGGAAGCTGTATCCAACCTCACCAATCAGATACTCGCACAGGCACAGGCTCGCGTCTATCTGTCAAAGGTAGAGGAGATGGAAAGGAAAAAGCAAGATGTCGATGAAGAGTATCTGAGCAGCTGGTGGGGTAGTATGCGCCACGGACTGGCCAGCCAGTTCGAATCTTTTGCAAATAACATTGCGCATGTGGCACAGAAAATATGGAATGCAGGAAGCGAGTTCTTTAAGAACGGCGATGGCGGTTTCACCCTAAAAGGACTGAGGAATGGTTGGAACCAGGAAACGTATATCCAGAAAAATGGCTATGGCAGGACCCCGATGGATGTTTATTGGAACAACTACAAGGCAGACTGGAACTACTATGACAAGAAGCAAAGAGAATTCCTTAATCAGTATCAGAAGAAAGAAGCTGAGATAGCTAAATCCATGGCTAAAGCCCGTAAGCAGAATGAGGCTTTAGGGAATGGTAAAGGCAATGGTGGTAATTCAGGTGATACAGATTATGTCAGCGATGATGAGAAGAAAGCGCAGGAGAAAGCGCAAAAGGCTGCCGACCGTGCTGCCGCAAATGCACAGAAGAAGAAGGAGGCTGAAGCCCGCAAGGCCGAGGCGCTTGCTAAGAAACAGCAGAAGCAGGCCATCGATGCACAGAAAGCCCTTACCGATGTTGAGCTTGTAGAGAACTACCGCCGGTATTCACAAGGCGAGATTGACCTGAGGAAGTTCCGCGAGAAGGAACAGAAAATTCGGGAGGAAGGCCTTGATGAGCAGATCAAGATCTACGGTAAGGACTCTGATCAGGCTAAGGAGCTACTGAAAAAGAAAACGGATCTGGAAGCAGACTACAACAAAGAGGTTACTAAGATGGACGAGGATGAGATACAGCGTCGACATGCTGAGATTGCCCTTGCTCTGCAATCCGCTTACAGCGAACAGGGTTCCATCATGTATCAGAACCAGGAGGGCGTTAATGAGGCTCTTTATGAAAATGACCTCGACGCACTACAGGAAAGGCAGGCTCTGTATAAGAAAGGATCTGAGGAATGGCTGAACCTGCAGGCAGAAATCGAACAGATGGAGGGCGAGCATAAGCTTCAGAATGCGCAGCACTATAATGAACTGCTCGCTCAGTTGACAGAGCAATATGGCAAAAAGTCTAATGAGGCCCAAAAAAAACTCACCATGAATGGTCTCGATTGGCTGGAGCATTATGAGTTGGAGCAACTCGAAGAAATCTATAAGAAGGATGCCAAGAAGAAAGAAGAATACGAACAGAAAAAGAATGAGATAACTGAGAAGTATGCTGAACTCCGGAAGAATATTATTCTTCAATTCGAGCTCGAGCAGTCTCAGAATAATCTATATAACTCTGCCGGAGAGAAGTTCAAGCGCAATGCCGATACTGCTTATCAGACTGCATCGAACAACGCCAAGGCAGACTTCCAGAATGACCATCCAAAGGGAACAGGAGTAAAGGACTACATTACCTCAGACGTAACCATCTATGCCTCGACACTGGCCAGGATTAAGGAAATGGAGAAAGATGGTGTCGTCTCCCATGAGGAGGCAATGGCTGCCATGTCCAAGGCCACTTCAGATATGTGCAACGGTATGGCGGAAAAAATGCAGGCTGCCTACGATGCCATATCACCCATCATGGATGCCATGTCCTCATACTATTCTGCTCAGTGCGACCTGGAAGTTACGAAGACTGAAAAAAAGTACGAGAAGCTCATCGACAAAGCCGGCAACAACCAGGCGAAGCAAAAGAAACTGCAGGAGAAGCAAGAAAAGGAAATTGCGAAAATCAAGACCAAGTACAATCGCAAGCAGGTGAAAATGCAGATTGCTCAGGCCATAGCACAGACGGCCATGAGTGCCATCAGTGCGTACGCATCGGTTATGGCCGGTGCTCCTTGGCCCGCAAACCAGGTACTTGCTCCTATTGCCGCAGGCATCGCGCTTGCCGCTGGTGCCATACAGATTGCCACCATCAAGAAACAGCAACAGGCGCAGGAGGCCGGCTATTACGAGGGTGGATTCACAGGCGGCAGCAGCTACCGCCGTGAAGCAGGAGTGGTGCATGAGGGTGAGTTCGTGGCAAACCATAACGCCGTAAACAATCCGCAGCTGCTTCCTGCCTTCCGGCTCATCGACGTGGCACAGCGACACAACACCGTCGGACGACTCACAGCAGCTGACGTGTCCCGGGCAATGGGTACAGGTGGGGCTACAGTGGTGTCGGCTCCAACCGTCAACGTACAGACCGACAACAGCGAGCTGGCCGGTACCCTTCAACAGGCACGGGACACCATCGACAGGCTCAGTACGATGCTGGCCAACGGCGATATCAACGTTAGAATGCCCGACTGGGATGACTTCGACCGCAGCCGGAGCCACTGGGATAAGATTAAAGGAAACAAGTAAGTTATGATAGTATGCACATTAGACGGTAAGATGGCCTACCCGTCATCTTCCGACAAGATAAAGGTTACATATGAGAACCAGTATGTCAAAGACTCAGGCTCGTATACCTACGATATCACGTTCCCGATGGATATCGCGGCCAACCGCAAGATATTCGGCAACGTGCAGCGTATCGACGTGAAAAAGACCATTGCCGACTTCGAGACATGCCGACTGTATGCCGGCAACCGTCTCGTTATGTCAGGCAAGGGCACTGTAACTTCCATCACTCCGGAGAAAGTGAAGGTACAGATAGTAGGAGGCAAGAGCCGTATCAAGTACAACTCAAAGTTCGAGAAGCACTTCATCGATGAGATAGAGTATCCCACGGTCATCCTCGACAGCGGCGTTGACACGGACACTCTTCCAAAGTTCGGGTACGCCGTGCCTTTCTCGATGGATAACAAGAATGCGTTTCTTCCCATCGACCTCACAAAATCCAATTTCGTGGGGCAGAAGGGCGTGGCGGTACTTGCACCTGTCAATGATGAGACCAACGACGTACAAGCTAACCGCGTGATGGCCATGAAGGGCGTAACGCTGAAAACGAATGGACATAAGCTGAAGGGCGATTTGCATGTCATGATTAATCTTGCACTTCAGCCGTATCTTTTCTATATCCTCAAAAAGGTAATGGAATACGAGGGTTATTCCATCGTGAAGAATGACTTCGATAAGGAACCGTGGAACCGCCTCGTCATTGTCTCTGCTTGCAAGTCGGGGAAGATTAAGGACGCTCTGCCCCACTGGACGGTGTATAAGTTCATCGATGAGCTGCGCAAGTTCTTCAATGCCTCTTTCGTATTCGACGAAGTGGCGAAGACTGTGAGCATCTCTGCCACCAACGAACTGCTGACCAACGATACGGTATCGTATGAGTGCGAGGATGACTTCTCCGTGGAGCATGATGATGATGGACTGGACAACCTCGCCACGTCGAACATAGAGTATAACTTCGACAGTGCCGCCAACCGCGACTGGAGTGAGTATATCTCGCAGTCGGTATTCAAGCAATACAAGACAAAGGAATATGATACCGTCGCCGAGCTTAACACAGCAGCTGAGAAGATGACCGACCGGGAGCGACGTACAACCATCTTCAAGGTTGGACATATCTACTTTGTCTGGGCCGAGCTGCCGAAAGACGGCAACCCGGACAACGAGGAGACTGAATGGCGAAGGACAGCATGCGGCTACTTCAACCCTATCATCCGCGACATCAACAGCGACAGCTCACAGCAGCTGAATATTTGCCCGACGGCCATGTATCAGCGACATAACCTTGACGGGGACGATAAGAAAAAGAAATGGATTGAATCTTTGTTTGACAGCATGGGCGATAGATGGATAGTCGTGCCATCGGTCACCAATGAGAAAGAGGCATCGGTGGAAGATATGGAAGTGGATGATGACGGCAACTATTACATAACCGTACAGGACACGATGCAAGGATCATCGGATGACAGCTCATCATCAGAGGAAAGCAACGACACACGAATGCCGGTAGCTTTTCAGGCCAATTGTGTGGTCAACAGGGCGAGTCATGCAGCCGTTACGTGTGATGAGCAACTTGACAACGAGGACACCGATTATCGTGCGCCTGTGCTCTACACCGACTATAGGATGTACCCGGATTACATCGTGTCAGCGGAAAGAGCGTCATTGTCGCTCGAATACACGCCTGCTAATACCGGCCGGACGTTCGGTAACGGCAACCGGACGTTTGGGAACTTAGGCAGGGATGACAACAACAGCCGCTTTAAGACAACTCCTGTAGATGCACACGACCTCATATCATTCAAGTTCATCACAGACGACATCCCAGACCCTTCGAAGATCTTCATCTTCCACAATAAGCGGTATATCTGTAAGAAGATAGAGATGAACGTCACTGATGACGGTATCGACAAGGAAAAGACCGGCTACTTCTACGAAATACTTTGATCTCCTTTCATTATATATATTTTTCAATTTTGTTTTTCAAGGGGAGCGGTGAGTGATTCATAGCTCCCCTTTAAAGTGCTTGGTCTCCTCGTGTGCGACATTGGAATTTTTCAGATATTTGTTCGTCACACTAACGTCAGAATGGCGTGCCTGGTCGCGTGCCACGACGATGCCCTCGGCATTGGCCAAATCTCGGATGCCGGAATCCTTCAGGCTGTAGAACTGGTACGACTTCGGCCAGCCCAGTGCCTTCCTCACCTTTGCCCACTCGATGCGGAACTGGTTTACATAAATTTTTTCGGGACCGGGAACGAGCTTGTGTCCGAATAAGAACTCATTTGAAGGGTGATCGAAAACTTTCTGCTTAATCATAATCTTTAACAGATTGTCATTGAGCGCAACCACCTGCCCCTTGCGGTTCTTGGCAAACTCAGGATGAACATAGACTGTCTGGTCTTTGATACTGATGTCTCCGATGCGGACATAGCGCAGTTCATCGGGGCGGATGAAACAGTAGTACTCCATCATACAGGCAAGGTAGAAAGGCGGATTGTACTTCATCGTATAATCCCTCAGGCGCACAAGGTCAGCAGCCGTGAGTGGGTCACGGAACTTCTCTTCCTCTTTGAGCATGTGTATCTCGTCGATGGGATTATCGTCGATGTACAGACGGTCCTTCAGCCAAGTGCCAAAGGTAGAAAGCCATGTGCGGTAGTTGTTCCTCGTTTTTGGCGACACATCCTTGTCGAGGATAAGGTAGTCGAGGAAATCAACAGCGAAGCTCCTATCGAACTGATACACATACTTTATACCCGTATCCACCTCCTGAAGATAAATCTTCATCTGGTTCAACCGGCTGCGGTAGTCCACCGCCGTCTTCGCCCTCAATATTCCCTTTTGTTCTGCTACAACCGTGTAATCATGATAACGCTGCAGAACAGTGGAAAACTCAGTGAATTGCCGTGTCTTCCTTGCGTTGACGAATGGGTTCCATCCCACCTTCAGCTTCTCAAAAATGTTATGGATAAGGATGGCCGCAATGTTCTCGCGGTCCTGCTCGTTCTTATAGTGGTCGAGCATATATTTCTTCCGCCGCATCTTGCCACGTGCCGGGTCATAGGCAAAGAAATCTACATACCACTGCTTTCCCTTGTGCAGCCGCGGCAAGGTGAACTGAACTATACATTTGGAAGATATGAGCTCATTTTCTAAGTGAGACAT